ATTCACTTATCCACTTGATGTGGGTAGTGTTTAGTCATAGATTACATCACTTTGTAAAAGGTGAAGGTTTTCGTGACTAATAAATATAGGTGAGATGTCGGAAGATCCAATAAGGGTACGAAGCTTGGATCGGCGGAAGACCCACTGACATTTCACCTAATACAGTAATACGCTAATACTAACAACTAATATAGGAGATACTATGTCATTCAGCGCATTAAAAAATCAATCCAATCTAAACTCTTTGTTGGACGAATACAACAAACAGAGTTCCCCCGAAACAAAATCATTTGATGATGACCGATTCTGGAAACCAGAAATGGACAAGTCAGGCAATGGTTTTGCTGTAATTCGATTTCTTCCTGCACCAGAAGGTGAGGAGATTCCTTGGATTCGTATGTTCTCTCATTCTTTTCAAGGGCCAGGTGGTTGGTTCATTGAGAACTCCCTAACCACAATCAACAAACAAGATCCTGTCTCTGAGGCAAATCGTGTCTTGTGGAATACTGGTTCTGAAGCAGACAAGGAGACTGCTCGTAGACAGAAACGTAAACTGTCATACTACACCAACATCTATGTGGTGTCAGATCCTAAAAGGCCGGAAAATGAAGGAAGAGTTTTCCTTTATAAGTTTGGTAAGAAGATCTTTGATAAGGTCATGGAAGCCATGCAACCTGAGTTCAGTGATGAAACTCCTATTAATCCATTTGATATGTGGAAGGGTGCTGACTTCAAACTCAAGATCCGAAAGGTAGATGGATTTTGGAACTATGATAAGTCAGAGTTCTCAGAACCATCAGAGTTTCTTACAAATGATGAGGAACGTGAGAAGGTTTACAATACAGAGTATCCTCTGAAACCATTTCATGAGGCATCTAACTTTAAGACTTATGATGAGTTGAAAGAGAAGATGGATCGTGTTCTGAAGGGTTCTAGGGATAATAGGACTGCTGAACAGATCTCTCAGGATGTTGAGGATTCGTTTGGGCCTTCGGATGAAACCAAACCACCATTCTCAGGGGGTACACCAACAAAAACAGATACGTCTGATACTATGGCGTACTTTGAGAAGTTGGCTACTTCTTAACCTTCTTTTATTGCTTTCTCGTTCTTAGCGTTTTTCTTCATATTAACGATAGTCGAACCAGAAGCATTACTTTGAGTCACAGAGGAGTTATCAAAATAGTTATTTACAACTGATCTGGTAGCTCCCTCTCCCGAAGTCAATACTTTTGCAAGATGGGCAATTGCAGTGTCACTTAATTGTATATTTTCAGCAGTCAACGATGCAGTTTTAAATTCTTGTGCAAGTTTTGCCATTGCTTGAGTTGCATTGACCATTTCTTCCTTTTCCATATCAGCGGCAGTCTCAAGTTTCTCATCTTTATCATCCCCACCAAATACAAAATTCCATGCTCTTGCACCAGCATCTCCAAGTGCCCCAAAAATATCCTTCATTACTTTCATAACATCAAAATCAAATAGTCCTTTAAAAAATCCAACAATATTATCAACTAAATCACTAATCATTCCAGTTATACTAAATTTTGACCCTATCTTTTTTAATTCAGATTCATCTACCTCTGGAGCTGTTTCTTCTCCAAACCCAAATAGACCTTTAACATATCCCCAAATACTCTTTCCAAGGTCTACAATTAGTTTACCCACACTAAATGGTTCCTTTGGTTTTGATTCGTCTTCTTTGAATCCAAACAGACCCTTGAGGTATGTCCAAGCACCATCCAATAATCCTATAATGAGATTAGGAACAAAGAATACATAGTTCAATGCAGATGCAATCGATGTTTCTAATGTCGAGAAGTCAAACAGGCCCTTGAACCAATTCCAAGCTTTAGTTAGGTATCCACCTATCTGACCAAGAAGTGAGTCACCACCACCTGTAAGTTCTGACCAGAATGCTTCTAATTTTACTGCAACATCTGGAAACAAACCTTTGAACCATGTCCAGAGAGGACTTAATACTGTATTAAAAATCCATGTGTCAAATGATTTGAAGAAAGTCCAAAGATCGTTTAATGCTTCAGTTGGATTAGTAAATAATTTTCCAAACCAATTCCAAAGCGGTTCTAGCATATTTTTGAATAGATAAGACCCGATAGACGAATCAACAAAAATAGTATTCCAGAACTCAAGAAGTTTTTCTTTTGCGCCTGGAAAAGTATTTCCAAACCACTCCCATAAAGGAGCAATTGCCTCATCATAGATAAATTTCCCCACATTACCAACAAACTTAAAGTATTGATTTATCGCTTCTTCTGGCTTAGTAAATAATTTCATTAACCAATCCCATACTGGTTTAATTGCATTATTATAAATCCATGTTCCAAGATTAACAACTGATTCAAATAAATTATTAATTGCAAGCATAGGATCATCAAATAAAAGTTCAAACCATTTCCATACAGGTTCGATTGCATTAGTATAGATCCAATTACCCAAGTTACCTGCTACAGTCGCAATCCCAGCAAACAATTTTTCCATTACGCCAGCAGCGCCAGGAAACATACCTTTGAACCAACTCCAAATAGGTTCAAGAGCATTATCGTAAATCCATTGTCCTAAAGAAGACATTCCCTTTGTTATGCCATTCCAAAGTTGAACCATTGCAGCTTTAGGGTCAGTAAAAAGAAGTTTAAACCATTCATAAATTCCAACCAAAGCATCTTTCGCAAGAGTCAACCATTCCATACCACCAGATTCAAACAATTTAAGAAGTGCAAAGATACCAACCATGATTGCACCATCAAGAAGAAGATCCATTATAGACTTTGCAACTCCTGCTATTTTCTTACCACCAGCTGCTAATCCCGCTCCTGCCATTTTTCCTGCACCTCTTAATGCGGCCTTTGCACTTCTTTGAGCCAGTGTAAAACTTTTCTTTGCAAGTGAATATCCTAGTAAAGTATAGTTTGCGATATTATCAATTCCTTTGAGTAATCCTTTGGTTGTCTCATAGGCTTTACCTGCTATCATAGCAGCTCTTTTAGAGGTGTCTGATATTTCTTTATCTTTAAGTTTTTTCTCTTTTTTTGCTTCTTTTTGAAGATCATGACCAGCATCAAATGATGCTTTAAGTTGAGATAGTAATCCAGCGTGTTCAGATGCAGGAAGTGACATTGCCATTTCAGCCATAGTTACCTTTTACGTTGTTGTTCTTTTTGTCTTTCTTCTTCTTCTTTAATCCACTGATGGAGTAATTCAAGGTAAATATCCCTCTCCCACGGAATCATGTGTTCCAAATCGTAATAACTCCACTTATGATGTTGCATAAGTGCAAAGTTATACTTGAACATTGATTCCAAGTTTATGTGCGAGAGGGCTACTAGAAAAAAGACTGCATACCCTCTAGTTTGAGTTTGCTTTTCTTCTTGGTTTTAGGGTTATGTATTTCAATTTCATGAGACAACTTTGGAGATGTATCAAAAAATTGTTGCATCTTCATAAACTGGTCTTGTGTCAATCCATCTAGGAAATCCAGTTTTTCTTGATGACTATGATCCATCATGTCATATTCCTCATCTCCATGATAAAGAACCGCCATACAATCAGCCATCATGTTAAAAGACATTTCAATATCGGATAAGTCACCATAAAGTTTCTTCATATTCACTACAGCATCAAATCTAGGATAAGTCATTTCAAGTAACATATCTTTGGTCAATTCAATTTTGTTAGTATGTCCTTCACCAACAACCACTTTAACATCTGGTAGAAATACTTCAATATCTACCATAGTTTTTTCATCATCTGGACACTTGACTTTTAACTGGGCAGTCTCACCTACTGATTTTGCTCTGAGGTTTAGAAAGATATATTCTAAGTCAAACAGAGCCATTGTATCTACTTCTATATTCTGATTAAGAATACAGGCCTGTACTATATTTTTTACAGCATTGATGATAGAAGTTTCATCCCCTGTCTCTTGTGCTATAAGTAAAAGTTTTTCCTCTTTTACGAGAAATGGTCTATATAAAATCTCCTCATCAGTTGAGGGTAATTCTAATGTATACTCAGGTGTATTTACCTTTGGTAAACCCATAATATTCTACGTTATAATGTTAAAAGAATATCTTGCCTTTGGTTATGCCACCAATTGGGGCGGTTGATATTCCTTGATCTATTGCACCAGATAATGGCCCTGCCAGTTCTGGTGGTAAATCTTCTATAAATGGTATTCCATCCTTTTCCATTCGGAACTCTCCAATAGAAAGATTTATACCTTTTCTTGGACTAATACCACTGAAACCAAACGGAACCCATTTACTATAAGCCCATTTTACATCAAACTGTCCAATAGAATCAGTTGCACTATGATCTAGTTCTATTTGTCCTACAGTTGAAGGCCAACAATCAAATATTCTACACCCATAATTATCAACTTCTCTGGATGTAACATTAAATCTATCTTTTTTAATTCTATCATCATTTGAACCAAAAAATTTATCAACGGCTTCAGATGCACTTTGAACAACTCCACTTATTTTTTGAGCAGTATTTTCTGGATCTTTTTTTCCTTGTTTTACACTATTATCTACAGTTGTCGTAGAAAATATATCAAAACTAGATGTATACTCATTATAATAGTTAAAGTTACCAGACAAGGTGTTATAGATAAGAGTTTGCCATTGATCAAAGAAATTTTTAATTTCCATAACTCCATCTGCATAAAATGTAGTAGTTAAAGAACCAAATTGTATTCCCTTTGGATATGCAAATGAAGGCCCATAATGTCTATACAGACCAAGTTCAAATGTTTTTTCAGGCATAGTAACTTTACTGCACATGATGTTTAATTTGGATATACCCATCTCATCTGCACCTTTAAACCCACCAGCAGGAGCATTTGCAGACTTAAATCCCTGAGATATTTGACCAGGCGCTGATTTATTTAATAATCTTAACTTTGCCTCTATGTCTCCCCTTTTTACTCCAGATCTTGGTATTCCTTTTGGTGGATTGAAGACAACATGAAACGAGTTAGGCCTCATGAAACCTTCTTGTCTTGCCATGACGGCTCTTATCGCATCAAGTTCTCCAAATGCTTTTAGACTAGGACTTTTATTTGGGTCATCAATCAGTCCATGTTTTTTTGCAAGATCAGCAACTCTCTTTTTTGAAAGTCCTGTTCTTATATCGAACTTACCTAATTTTACTCCATCTCTGAATATTGCCATGTTTACCTTAATATTGTGAAGCGCTCCACTTCCACACTTTACTTTGGGAAGCCTTTTTAAATTTTTGCATAGGTAGTGCGGCTGCATAACTCCAATCATCTGCTGGAATCTGATAGAAACCTTTTCCCCTAACGTGTCCATAC